GCTACGGTCCGCCCCCGATGCCGCCGAGCGTGATCTGCGGAACATGATGGAACTCATGTCGGTCAATTAACTGAGCGCAACTGGCCCAGCGTCATCGCCTCCGGCCGAGCATCCTCGTTCTCCAAGAGGGTGCGGAGTCGGTCGTGGGCGATGTTAATCCCCAGCACATAGGTCTGTGGTAACCTGAGCTCTGGGATGCCACGGCCGAGGATGGCCTTCTTGGATGCCGGTGTTGCGTCGATGTTGTCCGTCACAAGGGTGTCGCCGAACTTCTTCCAGTCGCCGCCCCGGCTTGCCATCCACTTGCGCAGGTGCGCCCTGTCGAGCAGCAGGATGCCACGGTCGTTCTTGGCGTTGAGGGTCTTGCGGTACAGGTCGAAGCGCACGCGCACCTCCGCCCGTGGCAGCCTGAGTGCGTCATAGATGGGCAGGTCACTGCCATCCACGTGTGACACGATGACGGTCGCTGCCCGCATCTCGTTGAGGTACTCACCGAGGAGATCGAACTCGTCGATCTTGGATGCGCTGATGCTGCGGCGGGTCATGCCAGCCTGCTCCAGCGCGTAGTTTGTGGCGGGGACGTAGTCGTAGGTGACCCACCCACGCTCCTTGGCGACCTTGTTCATCAGATCAGCCAGCACAACCATGACCTCCCAGTACCGCTCCTCCCCGCTGAACCTGACCTTGTACTTCTTCTCGAAGGCAACCATGTGGTCGGCGATCAGCTTCTCGGTCGCGGCCGCGCCCAGCTCCACCAGCCACTGCAGGATCAGCAGGCCGACGTGGCCATAGTTGCGGGTCACCGTATCGTAGAACTTGCGCCCAACATCGGTGCTCTTGGTGAAGATGTCCGCGCTCTCCAGCGACAGCTCCAACATCCGCGCCATCTGGGCGTCAGTCTCGAAGGTCGCCGACAGCAGTTTGCCGCTCATGGGGCGGTTGGTGGAGAGGGTCACAGGTGCTGCCCATGTGCGCGGATCACGCTCCTCGACGCGGGCGTTGAGGCGGCTCTTGTCCCGGCCCTGCGTCACGCCGTAGATGAAGTCGCCGACCTCCTTGTCGGGCATCATGGTCGTCTCGTCGATGGTCATGGGGAGGTTGTTGTAGAACGACAGTCGGGTGAACAGGGCGTTCTGTGTGTACTTGGACTGGAAGTGCAACTCGACTGGGTTGCCCCACACTGACTGCATGGCCAGCTGGGCCAGTGACTTGCCGCTGCCCGTCGGGCCGTAGAGCGAGAGCACGCCACCCTTCAGGCCGGTGAAGTTGTAGAGCGGGGCCGACATGGACACACCCATGGCGAAGATGTGGGCGTTGAGTCCGGCCAACTCCATCAGCTTGGTGACCTTGAGCCACTTCTCGTGGGTGCCCTTGGTGCCATACATCCCTGTGCTGACCCGCTGGACTGCCGAGGAGAGGACCACATCCTCCACCACGACTTGTCCGGCTTCGTCCTTCCTGACCTGCTTGTCGCCTATGACGAACAGCGTGTCCTCCTCCTTCCACCCGAGCGAGGTGTAGAGGTTGGTGGTAGTCCGGAGTTTGCGGAGCTCATCCATGTATGCACGCAGCATGTACTGAAACCTTTCGGTCAGACCTTTGAACGGGAGTACGATCCCTTGGTCAGCGATGGCAGTAGGGAACTCCCGGTTCCCGTCGGCGAGGTAGGCTTGGCGAAACTTGATCTCCTGCCACCCCTTGTGCGGCCGCTTCCAGTGGAACCGCACCACCTCGTAGCCCAGAGCCTCGTCCTTGCCGTAGCTCACAGGGTACAGATCGAAGGGCACGACCTCGATGTCGGTCTCGTCGATGGTCTGGGCAAGGCCACCGGCCTTGGTGCGCTTGAACCCTTGCGGCAGCGGGACTTCATTGGCGACGACGTCGATGACGTCTGCAGCGGGGCCCTCGGCCTCGGCCATCTTGCGGCCGATCTGGCAGGGCGTGGTGATCTTGCCGGCATAGGGGCACTTCTTGCAGCCGCTCTCGCGCAGGTCCTTGAACTTGGCACAGGTGGTTGGGCCTGTCGCCCGGCCACGCCACTGCTCGATCTTCAGGATGGTCTTGGGGTAGTCGTAGCCCGGGTGCTGGTCTGACCACGCAACGGCAGTCCCCTCCGGGTCGTCACAGAAGGCGGCGATCCCGAGCAGCGCGTACCAGAAGGGCTCCTCCACATCGGTCTGGTTGTTCGCTGCCCATCGGACCTGAGCGCATCCTCCAACTATGTTCCCTGCAACAGCAGGCTCGTACTCCATGCCGGACCCAAGCGATGCCGTGATGCTGGACACAGGCTTGGCCTGCGCAGCGAAGCCCCGCTTGACGGGGACCTTGTGCATGAACTGGGCCAGAGCCGACCGCATGCTGCCGGGGTCGTTGTCCGGTGCGTCCTTGATGAGCGCCACCTCGGCCCCGTTCTTCGGGTTGTGAGTGCCCACGGGGCGCAGCACACGGGCGCTGTCAGCTGTGACAGCTGCGTCGATCTCAAAGCCGTGGTGCTTGGCACACTCCTTGAGCGCGTCGGCCAGAGGCTGCCAGTCTGCAGGCGCAAGCGCCACGGTCAGTGGCCAGTACACGTGCAGACCGCGGCCTGAGTTGACGATCATGGGGGGAGGCAGGGCGCTGGCCTTGAGGAAAACCTTGAGGGCCTTGGCACCCTCGCGCTGGTCGGCGAAGGGCTTACCCTCGCCGCAGTCGATGTCGATGAACAGGGACTTGGTCAGTTCGACGTTGCTCTGTTTGCGGTTGCCCGCTTCGACGAACGAGGACATTGCGTAGTAGACGTTCCCACCTGCGATGTCGATCCGGATGACGGCATTGGCCAGCGCGTCTATGGTTTCATACGATTTCTGTGCGCGTCTGTCTGGATTTATGACCGTGGCGACATAGTAACCGGTGTCCGGAAGGACCCGGCCGAAGAACTCTGTTGTGTCCATTTCCCTACCCTGCTCGGTTGAATGGGGGCCCGAGCCCCCATCCCTACACTACCCGGATCAGTTTTTGTAGCTCAATGAGCCGGTCGTCCTGATCCATTGCCACGACGGCGGGCGTCGGCCACGCGTGTTCCACCATAACACGCAGAAGGTCTTTCAAAATAGCCCGCGTCTTGGTGACGGTCCGCTCGGCTGGGCGCCCCACACTTTTCCAGTTGTAGTAGGTTACCCGGGATATACCGAGTAACCTTGCCATCTGAGTATGCGTGAGGAGCATGTGCCTACGGAGCGCGTCGATCTTCTCGAACGTGACCCCCTTAGGCTCAGTCGTCTGCATCCATATCCTCCATCAGGGACGCGATCTCGTCCGCCAGAGATGTTGCCCCCTTCTCCACCTTGGGTGCTGCTGCAGCGGGCTTGGCGGCGGGCTTGGCGGCTGCCTTCGGCTTGGGTGCCGGGGCTTCTGCCTTCTCCACTGCAGCCGGTGCTGCCTTGGCACCGAACCCACGCTTGGGTGCAGGCGCTTCTTCCCGCTCCGGCTCCGGCTCTGGTGGGGGCGCGACCTTGGCGGCGGCCTTCGGAGCTGCCTTCGGCTTGGGTGCCGGGGCTTCCTCCTCGGGGGCGGCAGCGACCTTCTCGCCCGTGATCTCCATCACCTTGTCTGACCCGAACAGCTCCTCCACTGCAGAGTACTCGTCCGCCTCAAGGAAGCCGCCGAACTTGAACGCAAGCTTGGGGAAGCTGGCATCAGTGTCGAAGGTCACGACAGTCTTGACCGCCTCAACCGGGATGCCACGGACCGACAGCTCCTTCTGGTAGGATGCCAGACCCTTGAGCGCAGCAGGGGTGATCTGCAGCAGGTACACCGGCCCGGTCGGGTCGTTCGAGGCGACGACAGCCAGACGCTTCTGGTCAGCGCAGGCTTTGATCTGCTGACCCATCGGCGTGATCTTGGAACCCCAAGCGTTCATGGGGCAGCCGGCGCAGGTGTCGTTCTGGGGGCCGGTGCTGTCAGCGGCAGGCCGCACGCCATCCAAGGAGTAGCAGTCGGGCGAAGCGGGCTCAGCATCGGGGGTCCACTGCTTTGCGTAGTACGTCTTCGACAGACGGGGGTTGGCACCCACGACGACGACCGACAGCTTGGTGTCTTCGAGTACGGTCTCGGTCCCGCCTTCGACGATGCGGAAGCGCGAGCCCTTGATGGAGATGCGCGGGTACTCCGCGCCGCCTCCCAGCCCGCCGGCCAGAGCAGCCGACAGAGCAGAGGGTTGGCCTACCAGACGTGCGAGGTGGGCCGGAATTTGGATATTGGTTGGTACGATGTTGCTCATGGTTTCCTCTCTGAGCTTTGGGTTAGTCAGTCTTCGGACGACGCCTTGCGGACGTTGATCCCGATCTTGCTGCCATAGGTGATGCCCGGCGGGACGTCACCAGTCTCATCCATGTGTGCCCGGACCGCGGTCTTGGACACACGCTTCTCCAGCATGTCGAACGCATCGTTCTCCTTGATGAACGTGAGCACAGCATCCCAGTCAGCGACATTGGCGAAGTCCGTGGTGGTCACGAACGCAGTGCCGGCGGTGGTCTTGAAGGATGTCACGCCATCCTCACCCGCCTTCTGCATCAGCCACGACTCCAGCATGGTCATCTTGGCCTTGATGTCCGCGACCTTGTCCTTGGTCTCGTTCTCTACGGCTTCCTTCTTCCTCCGAAGTTTGAGGTAAGTCTCCACCACCTGCTCGACCGTGAAGCTCATTCCAGCCTCCATACCCGGACGCCAGTCTGGTCGCCCTTCTCCGCCTTGGACGTCACGAACCGGCCGCCGTAGCGCGTGTTCGCCCGCTTGCAGAGTGCGGACATCTGTGTGGTGTCCTTGTTGGCGACGAAGAAGCTGTCGCCCTTCTCCAACTGGTCAAACGGGTACTTCCACCGCACGTTCTTCTGCGGCAGCGGTACATCCTTCTCGATCTCAAACGACATGTCACTCCTTTCCCATCTGGGCTATCAGGTCCAGCAGCACACCCTGTAGCTTCTGCTTATTCTGCAGTCGCTCATAGATGCGGTGCTCTACCTCGGTTGCTTCTATATGAACTACGTTCGACACATGTCTCTTACCGATGCGTTCGACGCGGCCATTCGCTTGAACATACTGTTCGTTACTGGTTATAGGTCCGTACCATACAACGGTTGACGCTGCTGTCAAGGTCAATCCATGCGCCATTGTTGCAGGATGTGCGATAAGTATGCGCGGGTCACGCGCGTTCTGAAAGTTGTGGAAGATGTCGTTGCGCTTGGATGACGACACCTCACCGTTGACGACGGCCACGGTCCAGTGCTTGGACAGCTCACGCTCCAGCATGCGCAGCGTGCCGGTCAGCGGGACGAACAGGATGACCTTCTCCCCTGCCTCCTCGATGACCTCCTTGACCGCGTTGATGCGTGGCGCGCAGTCCAGCTCCAGTCTCTCGCCGTGCTCGCCGTAGGCCACGCCCAGTGCGATCTGAATGAGCTTCTGCGCCTTGACCGCCTCGTTGACCGCCGTGATCGTGCCGCCCGCAACCTCGGTGACCAGCTGCTTGACCATCTGCTTGTAGTGCTTGGTCTGCTCTGCGGTCATCTCCACCTTGCGGGTCTGGATGACGGTGTCCGGCAGGTCCAGACAGTCCTCCCGGGTGAAGCGGATGGATGGCTGGAGCACGTGCTTCACAATATCCACGCTGTCCGGGCGGGGCACAAACTTCCACTGGCCGATCTTGGTCATGACCTGCTCTCGGAAACCTGTGTAGCTCTTGGACATGTGCGGGCTGTTGACCAGCTTGGCCAGTGCCCATGCGTCCGTCGGCTCGTTGGGGGTGGGGGTGCCGGTCATCAGCCACAGGTTCAGGTCGGGCTGCACCTGCAGCCAGCGGTAGAACTGTTTGAACCGCCGGGTCGACGGGTTCCTGTAGACCGCTGCCTCGTCGATGATGACGAGGTCGAACTTGTCCAGCGCCTCCTTGGCGATGATCGGGAAGCCATCGTGGTTGATGATGTAGAAGTCCGCCTCGGTGTTCAGCATCTTGATGCGCCGCTTGGCATCGCCATAGAGGGTGACCGACTTACGGTGGTAGAACTCCTTGAACACGGCGTCGCCCCACACACGTTCCAGCGTGGACAGCGGCGACAGGATCAGCACCTTCTTGATGACGCCAGCATTCATGAGGAAGTCGGCCGCCCACAAGGCGCTGACCGTCTTGCCTGTGTTGCCCGTGGCGAAGATGCACCCGTTGCGCCGCAAGATCAGGTACGTGCTCGGCACCATGAAGCAGTACTTGAAGCCGTCCGTGGATGGGACGCACTCCATAGAACGCAGGCGTCGGCCACCCGTGGCCCCTAGAATGCCTACGCTGCCGCGCTTGGTGGTACTCACGCCCACCACGTACTCGATCGCGCTGCGTTCCTTCCTCTCGTAGGTCTGCAGCCGCGCGGTGTAGCCGCACGCAGCGAAGGCGTACTGGACGAAGTCCGCGCTCTCCTTGGTAGAGGTGAAGAACTCCACCCGCGGCTTGTTCTCCCGCACAGTCCCGTCCCAGTGCGGCACTTCATCGGCGATGACCCGCAGCTGGTGTAGCGTAGCCTGCCAGAATTGTGGCCCGAACACCTTGGTTCTGAGCGGCGGCATGAAGGACAACTTGTGAAACCCTTCGGGGGCACACTCCCTGTAGCTGTACGGGATGTGGGCAGCATCCAGCAAGTCGCGCAGCCTGTCCTTCTTGCGCTGCTTTTTGACGCGGACATAGCAAAGGTTGCCGCCTTCCGGGATATACCCATCAGCGATCGCTGCCACCATCACACGCAACTGTGCGTCGGTCAGCGACAGCCCGACCCCGCCCGGCACGGCGAATGTCGTAGGGATGGCAGCGTCCGAGAACCCGACCCGGTCTGCGGACTTCTGCACCCGGTCGCCGCCAACCCAAGCATCATGGCGGTGCAGGAGCTCCACGGCCGTCGTAGTTTCGACCTTGGCCGCATTCGTCTTGGACTGCAGCAGCACCCTGTGCTCTGGCGACAGCATCTGATCGATACCATAGCGGGTCTTCAGCCTGACCATGGTGTCGCATGGCAGCTTTACGAATTGCGGCTCGGCAACAAAGTCAATCCGCTTGGTGTCTGGCCAGTACTGCGCCACCGCCCCACCTTCGTAGTCGGCAATACGCTGCCACCCTGTCGGAGACAGGTACTCCGTATCCGCGTCCACGCAGCCAATCGAGTTCAGCACAAGGCAGCGCTTGTGCAGAGTAAGGAAGTCGGCCGTGGATTTCTGGTGGTCGTAGGGTGTGAACTGCCCGGGCCAGTCGTACTGGTAGCCGATGGGCGACGGCGGGTTGAACCCCAGCTCCTTGAGGCGCTGCATCTCCGGCACACGGTGCGGGATCACGACGATATTAGGGTCAGACGGCAGTTGCCGCGACTTGGGTATGCACTCTAGGACCCTGTTGGGGTCATTCAGTTTGAGGGCTACGGCCCTCGCGGACTCGACGACAAGCATGTATCCATTCCCTTACCTGCTCAATCGTGGCCTTGTCGTAGACCACGAAACACTTCCCACCCGCTGCCTCGATGTCTGCCATACACTTGATCTGCAGTGCTGTCGGCTTCTTGGTCGCGTCAGCTTTACACTCGATACCCACGAACAAGCCCTCCACAACCGCAACTCGGTCTGGAATACCTGCACTACCAAATGGTCCGGCTTGCGGGGGGTAAAACCACACCCGCTCAGCCTTCATCATCTTGTCGAGCGCTGCCTTGATGCGCCCCTCTGGAGTAGCCATGGTGTCACCCCTCTACTTTACAGTCAAGATGCGAACTCGCAGAAACCTTTACACGGGCAGTACTTGCACAGCCCGCTCGGCTTGGCCGGCCAGTTGCCTGACTCCAGCGACTTCTCCACACGGTTGATCCGGGTAAGCAGCTTGGTCCACATCCCGTCGGCATGCTCCCGCTTGTACGTCTCCCGGTCGGTCGCGTTCTCCTTCGTCCATACAAACATGGACGTGACAGCGGTGACCTCCGGGTTGAAGGCGAAGGTTGCAAGAGCAAACATCTCCAGCTGGTCGAAGTCGGGGCGGCGCTTGCCGGTCTTCCAGTCCACCACGATGGCCTTGGCATCCGGCCGGATGATGAGCACGTCCAGCTTGAACCGCAGCCATGCGTCCTCGTCGAACCAGCCGGTGGGCTGGAGGTCGCTGGTCAGGGTGTACTCCTGCTCGATCGTGAGGGTAGCCCCACCCTTGGCAACGTGCGACGCGAGCACATCACACAGCGGCTGCAGTGCGACTGTCTCTGCAGGCAATGGGGCGGTGCCCTTGAGGGCATCCTCCAGCTGCTTGTGCACCCGCTCACCGTAGACCGTGGCTTCGCCGACGCTGTCCTTGACCTCCTTGGTGATGCGCTGGTGGTAGTACCGCTTGGGGCAGTTCTCGTACATCTTGAGGGCGGTGTAGGAGTGGGCAAGTTTGGTGGTCATCACGTGTCTCCATAGGTGTAAGCCGTGCCTGCCTCGCAGGCCACGGGCAGGTCGGGTGCCCAAGTCATGGCTTGCCCTTTGCCGGTCTGCAGTTAATCGGATACGGACACCTTCCAGCCGCCGCATTCCAGCCGCAGACGCAGATTTTCTTTGTGGTCATCACGTGTCTCCATAGGTGTAAGCCGTGCCTGCCTCGCAGGCCACGGGCAGGTCGGGCGCCCAAGTCGGGGCGGTGGACATGATGGCCACGATGTCCTTCTCCGCCTGCTCGGCCTGATCCTCTGGCACGATGCAGACGTTCTCGTCGTGGACTTGGAAGGCGACGTGATACCCGGCGTCCCTGATCGCCAGCATCTGCTCGGCCACGACAATGCGGGCCAGCGCCTGAGTGCAGTTGTGCACTACGAAAGGTCCCGAAGAACCTCGGACCACGAAGCGAGAGTTGGGTCCGGCGTTGCGGAGGTCATAGACAGGTTCCGCTGCCACCGATAGAACAACGTCGACTTCGGCACGCCCGTCAGTCTGTGTGCTCTGGTAAGGTCCACGGGTAGAGCCCCGCGCCTGTTCCCAGCCTGCACGGTGTAGGATGTCCAGCGACAGTTCCCGGGTGTGTAGTCCCCGTTGTTGTCCTTCCGGTCCAGTGTCAGACCCGACTGGTAGGTGGGGCCCATGTCCCCCCAGAACGCCGCGAAGGAGGCATCCCACTCCGGGCATACTCTGATCCCGCGTGCTCCATAGTTGCGCCACGCTTGGTGTGAGGGTAGCCGGCACCGGTCCCGCATCGAGCGCCATACCCAGTAGGCCGGGTGATTGGCCATGCCGTGAGTCTTGTTCGCCGCCGCCATCATGCAGCCACACGAGGAACTCCCGCCACGCTGTGCCCACTTTTCCACACCACTGGCTACGCGCGTCACCTCCGTCCCGCATATGCACCGGAATACCCACAGCGAACGGCGACCGTTCGTGCCCTGATACCGTACTCCCGTCAGGTAACCAAAAGTCTGACCTGTATAGTCCTTCGCACGATGATGCACGGCGCCACCCTTTCTCGGTTAGGACCTCATGGTCCGGGGTCATGCGGACCCCATCGAGTTTGGTAGTAGACTGTTCGCCTTGACTAATCAACCCGTCATGCTGCACCCATTGCACGCCGTCCCAAAGCCGGTCATCAGTCAGCACGTCCACAATCGGGACCCATCCCCGCTGGGTAAGTACTTGCGTGTCGCCAGCCAAACAGTTCTCCGCCACCATCGCGCCATAGATGCGGCTCTGGCCGGGGATCGTGCCGCTGTCCGCGTCCTTCGGGTCGCCGGCCAGCCGAGCCTTCATGGCTCTGTCAAACATGCGCCTGTCTTGGATGTAGGTGAACTGCCGGGTGGCGGCCGTGAGCCCGTGGTACTGCAGCCGCATGCCGTTGGGCAGGAGGATGCCATCGGCGTCATAGGTCAGGATGTTACCGATCCGCCCCCTGCGCCCAGCCGCCATGCTGGACAGGGCGTAGCCACACTCACCCCACAGCTTCACGATCTGGTGGTAGCCTGTACGGTACGTGCGCACCAGACGGTCGACGTCCTCCTCGGGGATGTCCACAGGTGGCTTGCCGCGCTTCAGGGTCAGCTGAAACTTCTCTGCCGACATGCCGTAGCCCAGCCCAAGGATGGCGGACTTGCCGACGTGGCGCTCCAGCTTGTCGGCCTTGGTCACCTTACGGCCATAGAAGACCGTGGCGAACTCGGAGTACACGTCCCGCCCCTCGCGGAACCATTGCACAAGGTCGCTCTGCCCGGCGAGGTAGGCCACCATGCGCGCCTCGATCTGGCTGCTGTCACAGCTGATGATCTTGTGCCCCTCGGGGGCCCGAAGGGCTTGGCGCAGCGCACCACCACGGGGCAGGTTCTGGAGGTTCATCTTGTCGCCACCAGAGAAGCGGCCAGTGTGCGCGCCATAGTAGTTGAGCATGATGGGCAGCCGGCCACGGCCAGCCACTCCGATCAGGGAGGAGGTGCGCGTCTCCTCCAGCGTGGACTTGAGCCCGAGGCGGGCGGCCACCAGCGTCTGGACCACGGGGTTGTGGTGATCCTGCAGCGCGAGGAAGTCGAGGTCTGTCTTGGCGAAGGCGAAGGCTTCCTTGCCAGTGGTGCCGCTGATCTTGGTCGGCGGCTCTATCCCGCAGCGGCGCAGCAGCTTGGCGAACTTGTCGTTGGACATGAGGATGTCCTTGCCCTTGCCTCCAAGGGTGTCGAGCAGGGCCTGCTTCTCTGCCTGCACCACCACAAGGTGTGCCTCCAGCTTGTCCACGTCCAGCTCCACCGTCGGTTCGGTGTACATCCGGAGCGTGCTGTCGATGATCCGGAGCTCAGATACCGGGAACCCTTTGCGCAGCTTCTTGAACAGGGCGTAGGTCAGGTCCACGTCGTTGGCGCAGTACCTCATGTAGGCCGCAAGTTCTGCAGAGCCGAAGTCCCTGCGCCGTTTGCCGATCGCGAGGATGACCTCCTCGCCCTTCTGGCCCAACTCATAGTGCTGGGCCAATGCCTTGAGGCTACCACCCACAGTGGACTGGTGCTTGGGTCGTGCCATGGATAGCGTGTCGAGCCAGAGCTTGGGCTTGATACCGAAGTGCCACGACAGGATGGCGCCGTCGAACAGGGTGTTGTGGCAGAGGATCGCCTTGTCGCTGTAGTCGAGCGACTTGAGGAACTTGCCCGGGTTGTCCCCGGTGTAGGTATCCACTGGCCCGTCGTTGACCTTGACGCCGACGCCGATGACCTCGAACAGAGGTGATCGTACGTAACTTTCTGTCGTGATCTTAGACAGGGAGTAATCCCTGTCGTAGTATGTCTCAAAGTCGATAGTAACTATGTCCATCATTCGCCCCCTAGTTTATGCCTATCGTCTGCGCCTATGCCACGGCGCCGGTACACTGACAAGAACACAACACAACACAAAGCGTGAGACAGGTGCGAGTACCCTGTCTCCGGGTCGTTGTCCTGACCACCCCACCATGCCCACATGTGGCGCATAAGTGCACCAAAGGGACGGCTCCATGCCATGCCCTTCGCCCAATTATACTCACCATACTTAACAGCACCGTAAGTTAATACAAGTGCTACTTCTTCCAGCATCTCGGGCGGGAGCAGATCGTAGCGCAGCTTGCCTTGGTCGAACTTGACTCCCCCGAGGTCGGCCTGCGTCCCCTCAGACTTCATGGATTTCCACTCCTGCTTCGTTGAACATCTCCAGCACAAGGCGGAGGTCTGCGGCCCACCGCTTGAGGAAGTCGGCTGTCGGGATCGGCCACACAACATGGGTGATGCCTGCTTGGATGGCGGCCCCAGCACACTGGGCACAACAGGGGTGGGTCACCACCAGTGTCGCCCCGTCAAGCGGCGCGGTGGCGAACGCGATGGCATTGGCTTCTGCGTGGCGGATCATCTTGTACTTGGTGTCACGGTCATCGAGCCGCTCCGGCTTGTCCTGCACCCCACGGGGCAGGCCGTTGTACCCAGCGCTGACGAAGCGCCGCTTGTGGTCGAACAGGATGGCGCCGACCTTGGTCGACGGGTCCTTGGACAGCTTGGCTACATGCTTGGCCATGTCGATGGCCCATGTCTCCAGTCGTTCAGAGTTCAGCGGGTACTCGCTCATGTGACTTCTCCTTGTGTGTCACTTGTTTCTACCTTGGCGATGGTCCAGACGGGGCGAGTCCGCCCCTCCTTTTTGTATTCGATCAGGCCGTCGTTCAGCAGGGATGACAGCGTGTTGTGGGCAACCTGCGGTGTCACTCCGAGTATCTTGTAGATTTCGGACCCCCTCATGGGCCGCTTGCGCAGGGCAGCCATGATCTGCTTGCCACGGGTGTTGGTCTCGAGGGTCTGCTTGCCGCGCTTCTCGTCAGGCGACATCGGCACACGTCCCGGGACCTCGGTGATCCCGAGCCGCGCCGACCGCAAGCGGCACTCCTTGGCTGGTGTGAGACCGCGGTATGCTTCTGGGCACTTGTTCATATCAATTACACGCTCCAATGATGTATTCGATCCAGCCGTAGCCCAGAGCCTCGTAGAGGACTACTCCGAGGATAGCGACAGACCACAGTGCGACGGGCAGCCAGAGCCAGAACCAAGGGGTATCCTTCATGGCTTGGCCCCCGTGAACGGGGTGGGGATGGCGCGGATGGCGTCAATCTCGGCTTGTGCTGGGTGTTCCAATCCAAATTCGGCCATATCTTCCACCACATCTGACCAGACGGCCGTTATGGCATCAATAGCCGCCTCCCGCATCGCATCCACCGCAGCCGCCAACCCATCCCCCGCCTTCACCACCGCCTCAAGGGCGGCAATGCGGGCCGCTGTACCTACGGGGTGAGTTTCAAAGTCGCTCATATCATTCCTCCCTCTTCTGCCACTCAATCCACCCGGGTTGCCCATAGACAGCATACCACTCAGCCGAAGGGGCTGTGCTGTCCACCTCGTGGTAGTCGTCTGCGTCACCCTCCTCGACGAGGGCAACAGCCTCCTCAATGGTATCCGCCTCGACCTCATAGATGTAGGTCACGGTCTCTTCTGCTTTGATCTGGAACTTAGGCATATCATTCCTCCCATTCATCAACGTCAGCCTTCTCGGGGTAGCAGGTGAACCACTCGCGGCTCGGCTTGGTCTGGTCAGGCGACCGCCACAGCTGAAACTTGGCACACTCACCCCTCGCATACATCGCCCGGATCGCGCCGGAGATGGCGTTGTAGTCAGTCAGCCCGTCGCCCCGGGTCTTGCCGGGGAACAGGCGTTCGAACAGGGTGCCGACAGTCCACACACCGCCGCCAGTCAGGGTGGCACGCACCCGGTCCGCCGTTGTCGGTTCTGCAACCTGCAAGGCATCCGTCAGGTCGAACTGCTCGAAGGGCATGGCGTATTGGACAGCTCTGGAGAGGGGCGCCGGAGCCGCACTGGTGGGGCGTGCCGCATGGACGGCCAGCCATGGCGTCCGGTCTGCCTTGTCAGGGAAGCGGTTGGGCACCAGACGGGCAGTGAGCTCGGCCCCCAGCGCCACGACGCCGGCCTTGGATACGCTGACCGGTATGTAGCAGTTGTCCCCGTTGTCCAGACGGACAGCGAAGGCTGCCCCGGAGGGCAGCACGTTGGCCACGATGATCGTGGTCTCGATAGGTACGAGTTGCATGATTGATATTCCTCTCAGACTTCTGTGATTACGCCAAGCGCGGTGCGCAGGGCATGGCTGTGCTTACTGATGATCGTGTCGATGAGCTTCATCTGCTCTGTGGTATCGGGCGTCTTGTAGAATGTCCGGAACATGTCCTCTGCCACGCGCTGCACAACACGCTCCATGTCGTCGCCGTTGAGGGCAGCGTGAATAATGGCCACATCTTCGGGCACACGGTAAGACATAATGGGAAAGTCCCACCGTGTCGCGCCGCTGTCCCGCAGAACCTCGATCCTAGCCGTGAACCCGCCCAGCTTGACTATGGTCTTGAGGTAGGTCTTGAGCGCCTTGGACTTGGCCAGCCAGTCTTGGCGGGCGACGGGGTCGGTCACGATCTGGGGCTCCCTGTAGTTGGGCGCCAGCCCCGCCGTCAGGTCGATGGTCAGGCCATCGTACAGGCGGTAGTCGTAGGAGATGAACTCCGTACTATTACCGGACACGACCGGACGGACCCTGTAGTGGGCGCTGGACCGCCGCACATACCGCACGGGCAGGACATTGTGGATGGTGTGCGGCACGAGTTGACTGACGCCGGTCGCGGGGGCCAGCAATCGCAGGGTGTTGTCCGGCAGGAAGCGGGCCACCTGCGTCGTGAAATGGTACGCAATGTACTCATCGCCGTCCTTGAACAGCCGCCACCCCTTGGTGGATAGGGGCTTGCCTGCACTGGGCTTGCGGGCCTTGGCGAACAGGTCCTTGGCTGCTTCGTAGGATACTAGGTGTGTCATGCTGCCTCCTCATCCAAATCTTCTGCGTCTGTGTCCAGCTCGTTGGCCGTGATGGTTTCCCAGACAGCCTCGTCGCTTGTGTGGTACTCGTGCTCAGCTTCGAGCTTGCGGTAAAGCTCTCGCATGTAGGTCCGCCACTGTTCAGTCACGGCCGTCTCGAAGTCCTCCATCTCCTTGGCAAGAAGCTCCTGCCATTGTTCGACGATAGCCTCGTGGAACTCGGTCGGCTGGGGCAACATGCCTGTCAGCGTGTCGCAATCTGCCCAGAACCGGGTGCAGTTCTCGTGATAGTAGCGCCCTGTGTGGTCGCAGTTGACATAGACCTCGCCGCCATTCTCCAGCAGCTTGCGGATCATGGGGTACTGGTCCTTGTGGTGGTGGTCGAGGTAGACCAGTGCGTTGTCCAGCTTGCCCTCGAAGCAGGCGCCGTCACCCTGCGAACTGAACCCGGAGAAGTATATCCGCTCCACATGTATGCCCACCGCTTTCATATCCTCCTTGAAGTCCGACTCATTACACTCCCACCAGCGGTCGAACTCGGTGTTAATGTATCTGTATTTTTCCAAAAGAGCGGTGCGTTGCGATGAGCGTGCCATCCTCTGTTACCTCCAGTGTTGTGTGATTATGTGCTACATCCATCAGCACCCGCTGATAGACTTCGACCGCCTTGTCCGCCGCTTCGAGTGCCTCCTCGGCCTCATCCATGGCTTCGTTGCAGTCACCCAGTTCTGCCTGTAGTCTTACTATGTAGAAGGTGGCAGCAACCAACGCCGCTGCCAGAACAAGGAACTCACCTGCTATCATGTCTTGTCTCCTGTTGTACTTGTATCGGGGGTACTACACAGTCACCCGGCAATGCTCACCGAAGGGAGCGTCCATGTCGGTCGTCATCGCCCAGATCAGAGGGTAGTGGCAGCTGTCGGGGTAGGGGGTGTAGCCGTCGGTCAGCACCACGGTGCAGACGATGCCGTCAGCATGGCCCTCGGCTTCGAGGTAGTCGAAGGCAGCACGCACATCAGTGCCACCACCACCATGGAAGCGGATGTCGAGGCTGTCATCCGGACCGTAGCACTCATAGTGGCTGACCTCGGAGTCGAAGTATATGACGTGCATCTTCTCAGGACGCAGGTCCTCATGGACAGTGCGCATCTCGGCCGCCATCTGGGCCAGCTGCTTGTCATCCACGGAGCCAGAGCAGTCCACGAAGAAGGCCATCGGACCCATCACCTCGCCGCTACGGCTGGGCATGTAGAGACCCTGCGACAAGAACCTGCGGTTGGGCCGGGAGAAGCTGCGCTCGTCAGTCTTGTGCTTGGTGACGAAGCGCTGGAGCACATCGCGCCAGTCCACCGTCGGGTTGAGGATGCTGTCGACCAGCCTAGCCATGCCCACTGACAGCTTGCCCATCATCTTGGCAGCTTGCGCAGCCTGCGCCACCTTGACCCGCCACTCAGAGGACTGCTGGGCTTGGTCCTGTGCCGTGCCCTCACCATCCTCAAGGTCTTGCCCGGTGCCACCCATGTCACCGCCGCCCTCGCCGTCACCGTCACCCTCAGGGATCAGGGTGTAGATGTGCTCGGACACACCGTTGCCAGCATCGTAGAGCGCCTTGTTGAGGCAGCCACCCTCGATGAACTTGCCAATGCCCTCGTCGACCAGCAGCTGGTTGATGACGTAGTCAGCCGCCCTGTTCCACCGCTTGGGCTCACGGGACTGACGGCGGAAGTTGTGCTCCAGCATGGGGTGCATGCACTCATGAGCCACGAGGAACTTGAGCTCATCGTCGGTCAGATCAGACACGAACTTGGGGTCGTAGAGGACACGCTTGCCATTGGTGCAGGCCGTGCCGATGCCCTCCTGATAGGTGTGTGGCATACCCAGAGCGATGGAGCCCACAAAGGGGTGCTCCAGTATGAGAGAGGTCTTGGCCTTGGCCAAGCGGGTCTTGAGTGTGTCGAGAGATTGCATGTGTCTTACTCCTTGGTTTTCTTACGCTTGACCGCAGTGGTGGCTTCTTCCCAGCCGAGGTCCCCGGCCAGCCCATTATCTACCAGTCGGGACTTCTCGTAGTCAGCCATGTCGGCTGCCGTATCGATGTCTGCTGCCTCCACTGTGCGGTAGAAGGTCAGCTGGATTTCATACTTAGGCATGTGTTACTCCTCCCATGAATGCTGCCATCTTGGCGGCGATAGCGTTGGCTTCGTCAGCCACTTGTTTGCGCAGGGCAGGGCTGCCCTTGATTGCCTCCTTGCTGTGTCCCACCAGCTTGACCTCCACCTCCTGCCGCATCGCCTCAAGGTCCGGATCGTCGGTGAAGTTGAGCCGTGGCAGGATGCTGCACAGCTCGATGGCGTTGTCAAACAGGCTGTCGTAGAGCCGACCCTCGGTGTTACCCAAGCGTTCGGACATCAGCTTAACATGACTGTAAAGCCTCTGCCAAGCCTCTTTCATGGCCGACGAACTGCTTTCTTCGACCCGGCGCTGGATGTCAGCATGGATGCTGGACAGCTCGTCGTCAGCCAGCTGCACCCTGAAGTCGTTGGTCGGGACAGGCATGACCACGAGGTCCATCTTGAACTTGTGCAGCAGGTCGTGGACATCGGGGTAGTCGGCCGAGTCATAGAGGTTGCCCAAGAACCGCTGCGCCGTGACTTGCAAGGTCGGGTAGTCTGTCAGAAACTTGCGTACCACAAGCTCCCACTCCGACTTGCGCTTCCGGAACGTGGTCATGAAGGACAGGTAGTTGGAGGTCGGCAGCATGTGGGTGTTCTCCAGCCCCCACGGCAGGGTGTTGGTGTAGAACTCCCGACGGATGTCACCCGTCATGGTGTGGATGTTGGCCAAGCTGTCGCTCATGGGCAGCAGCTTCTTGTTGTAATTGCCAGCATCCTTGGATGCGTAGTTGCTGTCGGCCACCTGCTTGGTGGCCTTCTTGTCCAGCTTGCGTGCCGTCCACTGGGAGACGTTGAGCTGGACGAGGAGAGCGCGGTCGCTTAACTGCATGTCGTGTTTCCTTTTCTGTATCTATAATAGAGGGTTGATCGTTTGATGCCGGTGCGCCGCACGGCTTCCTTGATAGACAGTTGCTCTCCGTCCACTTCGATGGAAAACTCGGGTCGCTTTGTTGGCCTGCGACCTGCGTCAAACAACTCTGGTGGTGTGACCCCGTGGTCAGCCCTATGCCGGAGCATTGTGTAAGACAGGCCCAGTTCTTTTGCCCACTTCGCAAGCGGTTGCGTCTTGCCATTGTGTGTAAAGCACCGGTTAGGCCTACGGTTGTGGGCTTGTTCCTCAGGGGTTGCCCAACGGACATTGTCAGAGGAGTACCCTTTCGCATTGTCTATGCGGTCCAGTGTGTGGGTAGGGGACGGCGGATACCCCACGTCCTTGGCGAACGCATCGAAAGAACCTACCCAAGTCGGACACATAGAGATGCCGCGGCCGCCGTATAGGTGGTAGCCTGTGTTCCTAGGGTTAAAGCACCGCTGCTTGATGTTGCACCAGCGTTGGTAGAGCGGGTCGGTCTTTCGCATTGAGGTATCCTCCTGTTACATATAACATACTTAACAGCTAGTTTAGAGCAGTGCAACACTCAGAACAGCACGTTCTGGTTCTTGATGGCCCAGTCGATGAACCCCTTGGTCGAGGTGACAGAGGGGTCACGGCGGACAGCCATGGACATGGCCAGCACAGAGAACTCCGCCGGGCAGCGGCCGAGGTAGGTCGTGGCCCGGCTGATGTTGGCACTGGAGATGCGGCTGGAGATGGCGCCGGACAGAGCGTAGAGGGTGGCCGGGTCAGTCGGCACGTCAGCACTGTCAGGGTTGAGCAGGATGGCATCGGGGTTGGGCAGCTTGCGGTAAATCTTCATGAAGCCCACGAACTCTGCCGCTGCCCCCTCACCAACGGCACCCTTGAAGCAGTCGTACTCAGCCTCCGGAGCGACGACACCAAGCACAGAGCTGACACCCTCCACCCACGAACGAGGTGTGGGGTTCTGGTCCTTGTTGGAGTCGAAGTCGTGGAGCAGACCGGGACGGAAGCGGATGAAGGCCACCACCTCGGGCTTGACACCATGTGTCAGGGCCCAACTGGACCAGTCGTCGAGGTTGGTCTCGAACTCCAGCACAGTCTCACGATTGCGGAGGTGGGACAGCACCCTGTTGGCCCCGGCCCGGTCAGACTGGCGGTTACCAGTGGAGATGACTGTCCAGCCACTGGCAAGCTCGACACCATGGAGGTTACGGGCCTGTTGGATGTTGGCCAGCACCTTCTGGATGTCAGCCGGGGCTTGGTTCCGATCGTCGAAGCACAGCACACCACCACGACCGTCGTCGTAGCGTGACCCCTTGGCAGGGAACCAGTCCGGAATCTGGTAGGTCAGGGTGTTGGCACCGAGGACAGGGATGCCGAAGTCCTCGACCAGCATGGTCGGCATGTGTTTCTCGATGTAGTGCAGACCCATAGAGTGGGTCACATCGCGGATCAACGTGGTCTTGCCACCACCGGGAGCGCCCTCTACGGCGACGGTGCGGTTGATCGAGATGAGGGACACGAGAGTGTCAGAGAGAAGGGATGGACGCATTGTGTGGTTTCCTATGGCTTGTCTCATCAGTGATCAGGGAGCCACCCTGACCAGACCACCCGAAGGTGGTTTCGACTATATGTGGGATGCCCATGCACTCTCGACTATGTCGAAGTTGAACACGAGCGAGTGGAGGGGGGCTGCCACCACCGGGATCATGGTGTCCAGTCTGGTGTCTGATGTCGGGCCGTTCACCAGTTGGCCGAGTCCCTGAGCGGTGCCCCATGCCCGGATACACCGGACGCTGGTCATGTGTAGATGGCCGTCGACGATGGTGTACGTCCTGCACACCAACACGAAA